TAGGTATTGGAACAACATCTCCTTCGGCAGATCTACATATAGAAGATGCAGGTAATTCTACCTCTGGTTTAAGATTTAGCGCAGTAGGAACAGGTAATCAAGATAATGTAAATATGCACTTTCAAGGTACAGCCGGTAGTGCTCCTTTTTACATATCACGAGCTTCAACGGGAGGTGCTGAAATACAAATACAAAGAGATGGTGATTTAATACTAAATGGTACCAATGGAGACAATGTGGGAGTTGGAACAACTAGCCCTCAACAAAAATTAGATGTTAATGGTCATTTATTAGTTAGGAATCATATATATCTTAATTCAGGTACATCTAATTCTATAGTAGGCGTAGGTGGTGGCATAGAGTTTTATAGTGACTCTCAAAAAAGAATGGATATTACTTTTGGCGGGGATGTGCAGATATTTGAAGATTTAAGGATAGGTGGATCAAGCGGCCCTACATTAAGTAAGAATGCTAATAATGCTTTACAAATTGGTAATGGTAGTTCTAGTATTGCTCACATATTAACTACAGGCGGTAGTACAGCTTTAAGCCAGTTATTAGTAGGAAGTACAGGTGGATCAAACCCAACCCCTGCTCCTGCAATATTTGAAGCACTAAATACAGCAGGAAATAATCAAGTTGCGAATATTGTACAACAAGAAGACTCAAATTCATCAACCAGCTCAGAGTGTTTAAGATTAAAACATGATGGAGTTAATGATGGTAATTTTGGTTTGATGATTACTTTCCGAGATCTTAATAGTGTTATAAAAGGAAAGATTAGTTCAACCTCAACTAGTACAACATATTCTACATCTTCAGATCAAAGATTAAAAGAAGATGAAAAAGACTTTGACGGATTAAACCTGGTGTCACAAATGAAACCATATGATTTTAAATGGAAAGAAGATGGTAGTAGAGATTATGGTATGTTTGCACAAGAGCTAGTTAATGTAATTCCAAATGCAGTAGATGTTCCAACTAAAGAAGACGGGGTAACAATAGATGAAGAAGAACACTACTTCGCGGATTATAGTAAGTTAGTTCCTGTTTTAGTAAAAGCAATACAAGAGCTTGAAGCAAAAGTAAAAATTTTAGAAAACAAGTAATAATAACAATATACCGGCCCGGTTAGGGCAACCTTACGTTTAACCTTAAAAACCAAATATAATGACGTATTTTTATTCGACTAAAACGTGGACTAGTCAACCACAAATATCCGAAGACCAAATAGAGTATTGGAAACATCTCTCAGAAAAAAAGAACTGGAGAATAACCCAATTACCAAATGGATTTTACCAAACGGAATATAAAGACCAGGATGATTCTTGGCAAGATGTTACAAGAAGAGAAACTATTGACGGCGCAGAAGCGGCGATTGATGGTAGCATTGAACATTACCAAAAGCGATTAGACTTTTTAAAAGGTCCCAAAGTCGTTAAAACATTTGAATAGTAATATATAAAAATTTAATTAAATGGAATTTAATAACCCTAGCGAAATTGTTAAAACGCTAACGTTTGGCAAAGACGCTAAAGAACAAATAATGCAAGGGGTCGAAAAGCTCTCAAACGCCGTAAAGTCCACATTAGGGGCTGGCGGAAAATGTGTAATATATGAAGACGCCCTTGGCAAACCGGTGATAACAAAAGATGGTGTAACCGTTGCGGAAAGCGTAGTCTTATTACATCCGGTTGAGAATATTGGTGCAACTTTAATAAAAGAGGCAGCCAGTAATACAGTTAAAGAAGCAGGCGATGGAACAACTACAGCTACAGTATTAGCTCATGCTATTTTAAAGCTTGCTTCGGAAACTCCAGAAGATTTGCCTATTAGGGACTTGAAAATAGGATTAGATTCAGGGTATGCAAAAATTATCGATTATTTAGATAGTATTAAAATACCTGTAAAAAAATCAATGCTTGAACAAGTTGCTACAATTAGTTGTAATAACGACGAAGTTCTTGGTAAACAAATTGGCAATGCATTTAAAAAAGTTGGCAAAGATGGTATTGTATTAATGGAAGAGTCTGAAACAAACGAAACTTATGTTGATTTTGTTGAAGGTGTTCAATTTGATAGTGGTTTAAAATCACCTCATCTTGTTACTGATAAAGATAAAAATATTGCTGTATTAGACAAGCCATATGTTCTTATTGTATCTTCACCTATTCCTAATATAAGAAGAATACAAAACATATTAGAACATGTAATAAAATCAAAAAGATCTTTATTAATCGTATCTACAGTTGAATCGCAACCATACCAAACATTACTTGCTAACAAAGTAAAAGGTAATATAAAAGTTAATATAGTTGACTTACCTGGTTTTGGTCCAACTAAACAAGATACATTAGAAGACTTAGCAATACTTACAGGTGCTAAAATAATAAACGAAGAACTTGGTGATGATTTAGATTTAATATCGCCAGATGTTTTGGGTGAAGTAACAAAATCAGTTACTGATGATAAAAATACAGTATTACAAATAAATACTGTTACAGATGATTTACTTGACAGAATCAACGACGTATCTAAAAAAATTAAAGAAGAAAAAAATCCGTTCTTTAAAAAGAAATTAGAACAAAGAATGTCAATGTTAACTGGTAAAGTTGGTATTGTATATGTTGGTGCTGATAGTAAAGTTGAATTAAAAGAAAAGAAAGATAGAGTTGAAGACGCAATATATGCGACTAAAGCTGCTTATAAAGAAGGTATCATACCGGGCGGCGGAACAGCTTTATTTCAAGCATACAAAAATATAGAGCCAGAAGAACCAGGTGAAGCAGTTATATTAAATGCAATAACTTGGCCTTATGACGCTATATTAGAAAACGCTGGCTTTGAATTTCATGACGACTTAGAGCCAGGAGAAGGGGTAGATGTAACTTGTGGCTGTATTAAAGATATGGTTAAAGTTGGAATTATAGACCCAGTCTTAGTAACGAAGTCTGCACTTAAAAATGCTTTAAGTGTAGCTAAAACCATTTTGTCTGCTGATTGTATAATTAGTAATAAAAGAATGGCATAATGAAAGCTATTAACTATTATTTAATTATAGACAAAGTTAAAGAAGCGCCGAAGAAAGTAGGTGGCTTAGAGTTAACGGAAAAGCAGAACAAAGACGAACGATATATTAAAGGGCGTGTTATAAGCGTAGGAAATCTTGTTGAGGGTATAATGCCTGATCAAATTGTAAGATACGATAAGCATGCCGGTCACGGTATCGAATACAATAACCACCTTTATTATGTCATTAAATTCAATGATGTTGTAGTTGTAGAATGAAATTAACTCCTTACGATTTACAAGAAATGAATTTACTTAAGTATTACAGGCTCATTCGTAAATGGGCTTGTAAAACTTATGGTTTAAAAGATGCAGATTTAGAGCTACTTATATACCTAGATTGCAAAATTCACTTTACACGTAATGATTTTATTGAAGGCGTTTATACTTATTCATGGGATAAAAACCGATGGGAACGTTTACGCCGAGATGGTTGGATAGATGTTTGGAGACAGCGCAACCGCACAACAATGAAATATACAATATATAAAACTTCTTTTAAGTGTCAAAACTTAATTAAACGTATATACAGAATTATGTTAGCACAAGAAGATTTACCAACATCGCAAAGAAGTGTATTTTATAACAACAAGTCATATACTGATAAAGTTTACAATAAAGCTATTGACGATATGATAAACGACAAAAATAGATAGATATGAAAAGAACTAAAGGCATAGGCCCAAACAATTTAGGTGTATCAAAATCTGCGGTTAAAAACCAAAACAAAGGTTATGCTGGAGATTTCGGTAGCATGGCTACTCAAACAAACCCAAGTAACGCTGAGTTAGGTGGTGGAGGTGGAAATAACGCTTCTTACAAAAAGTACAAAGAGCAGAAGAAAAAAGAACAACCAGACGCACCTGGAAATACGCCACCAAAAGACCCAAAGCAAACTATGAAGGGTTCCGTGGCTCCAAAAAGTAAAAACTACGGCGGCAGCATGGCTAATGCTAGTAAGTATGGAGCTATGATAAAAGCTAATATGGATAAAGGCATGAATCCAACAGAGGCTGGTAAGCAAGCTGCTATTGATATTAAGAAAGAAAAATAATGGCATTCAAACTCAAAAGCCAGGGTGAACTACTTGGTTACGATGAAGAGTTGTCTGAATTCGGTAAACCCGTTTTTGAGAAAAAATTAGATCCAGGTGTAATAGCAGAAGCTAATATAGATGGAACTATATTTGTCAGTAAAGATGCTACAAGAGAAGAGCAGAAAGGCTCTATAGCAGAAGAGCATAAGCATTTAAATCAATTTAAACAAAACAAGTTGCATTATGATAATGATAGTGTAACCTGGAAAAAAGATACAAAGTCACCTTCAAGAGTATACGAAAGAATAGGCTCTATGATAGTTGACAAGAAAACTGGCCAACAAGCACCAGAAGGATTTGGTGGCTGGGAATGGGAAACACAAGCAAAATCATAAGTTATGGCAATACCAATTACAAAAAAAGCAGCATCTTCATGTGCAAAAAATATGGAATTAAATTCTATGGCAATGCAAGTGAATGACACATTAATAGCTGGGGCTGGAGCGTTAGGAGCGTCCAAACAACCGGTTGACGTACAAGCTGCATACGAAGGCGGCGCAAAAGATGCAATGCCTAAAGAAAAAACAAAAGAGCCTTCAATAGAAGAAAATCTTGAGAACGAAGAAAACGGCGGAGGTGCCGAAGAATAAAATATAAACACAACAACATGGCAAATTTACCAATAACATCACGAGTCCTCAAATCCTCTAAAGGAGGTATGAAGGTTACCGACCCGCTACTTAATGTTGGAACTGTTACAAAACAGACTGAAGAAGATGTTAATTTAAGCGGCAGTGGTGGTAGCGCTACAGTAACCGAAAGAATTAATAAAGAGGCGGCTAAGGTTAGTGGCGGTAATCTTAACAACATTAAAATAGATGAAAAAGTAAGCGAGGGTCCAGGTGCTTGTGACAAAGAAAAGAAAGGTGATAACTTAGCACCTAATTCTAAAAAATGTATTGAATACAAGAAGCACAAGGAAACAGAAAAAACTGATCCTTGTTATCAATATAAGAATGGCAGTAAGTCTTGTCCAGAAGGAACAGTTCTTAACCCTGCAGGGGCAACTGCTGGAGACAGAAGTACTTGTTGCGCTGAAAAAACTGAAGGAAAGAAAACTTGTCCAGATGGGTCTCCGCCTGATGCTGATGGTAATTGTATAACTAAAACTCAAGAGATAGAATTCACACCTAAAACTCAGCAAAATACAGGTATGAGTAACTTCCAAGCTAGACAGCAAGGAAGAAAAGGTATACAGAACGAAAGAAAGCTTAAGCGTTTTAAAATTAAAGATTCAAAAAATGAAGCTAAGCGATTAGGATTAAAAGGAAAAGAAAAAAGAGATTTTCTTAAAAAGGCCAAAATAGAAGCTAAAAAAGCACAAAGCGAAGCCAATATAAGAAACTTTAGAAATATGAGCGACAACATTTCTACTCAAACTGAACAAGGTAGCTTTGGAACAAATGAATATACAGCTGATAAATTTTTAACAAAAAATCAAAAGTTATATACTCCTCAGTTAAGTGTTGGTCCTGATGGTAAAGTAAAAATGGAAACAGACGCTGAAATTCTTAACAGAGTTCAAGGCGGTGGTGGTGATGATAAACCTAAAAAAGATTATACACAAATATTTAAACAAATGTCTGAAAACTTAGCTAACAAAGATTTTAGTCTTACTAATTCAGACAAACCAAAACCAACTACATTTTTTGGGCCTGGCGATGATAAACCTACATTTAAAGATGTTATATCTGGTATAGGTGATAACTTAGTTGGCGAAAAATCTATATTTGCTAAAAAAGAAGGCGGTACAGATGTTGGTAATGCTTTAAGAGCTATTAACCCATTTAAAAAGAAAGGGCCTAAAACACAAACTACAAATGATGTAATTGGCGCAGGTGAATTTCAAGATGTAGGTGCAATGGCTATGAAGAAAAAAGGAAAAGCATTAAAGAAAAATTATTTTAAAAAATAAGTTATGCCAGGATATTCAATGGACCCCGTTAACACGGTTGTAAGAAAACTTCGTAAAACTACGAAAGGAAAAGGCAGACATTTTTTAACTGCCAAAGAAGGTGCTGGTATGACAGCTGCCGGAAGAAAAGCATATAATAAAGAAACTGGTGGTAATCTTAAAGCACCTCAACCAGGTGGTGGTAAAAGACGTACATCATATTGTGCAAGATCAAAAGGCCAAATGAAAATGCACAATATTAATTGTAGTAAAACACCAAAGAAAAGAATTTGCGCAGCAAGACGAAGATGGAAATGTTAGAACACTTAACGGGTGCATGTGGCGAGGCGCATATAAACCTAAATCACATTTTAGTAATTACTTTAATAATTTTAACTTATGGAATCACGAGGATTAGGAGACACTATAGCAAAGTTCACTAAAGCCACTGGCATTAAAAGAATAGTAGAAAGAATGACAGATGATTGCGGGTGTGATAAACGACAAGACAAATTAAATAAAATGTTTCCTTATGGCAACAACAAAAAATAAAAAGAAATTTTCTGAAACAAAAGTTGGAAAATTTTTAAGTAAAGCTGCACCTGGTATATTAGGTACAGTTGGAGATGTATTACCCGACAACGGAGTTTTGGGTGTGGTAAAAAATTTAATATCAAAAGATGAAGCTATGCCGCCAGAAGATAAAGAAAAAGCTATGAAGCTTTTAGAAATGGATATGGTGGAAATGCAGGAGGTATCTAAAAGATGGTCTGCAGATATGCAATCAGATAGTTGGCTTAGTAAAAATACAAGGCCAATGAGTTTGATATTTTTAACAATATCAATGGTATTTTTAATACTATTAGATAGCTTTGAGTGGAGCTTTAGTGTATCTTCCGGTTGGGTAGATTTACTACAAACACTTTTAGTTACAGTTTATGTAGCTTATTTCGGTTCGAGAGGAGCTGAAAAATTTCAAACAATCAAAAATAAATAAAATTAAATATAATGGCTAAGAAAATTAAAAAAGAGCAATTAGAAGAATTACAAAATTTAGTTAATCAATTGCAAAACGTGCAATCACAAATAGGTGGTTTAGAAGCACAAAAACACGAGTTGTTACATATAATTGCCAATGGCAAAACAAAATTAGACGGCTTACAATCAGATTTACAAAAGGAATACGGCGATGTATCTGTTGACATCAAGACTGGTGAAATTAGAAAAAATGAATCTGATAAGAAAAATTAGTATAGGAAAAGACTATAAAAATGACGCTATGCATTATTCTGTTGATCAGGAAGTGTATGGTGGGCATGTTATAGATAGTATACTAGAAGAGAAAGATAAGTTTTCAATATATATAAGAAAAGGCTCAGAAGTTATTCCATGGAAAGACTTTAATAAAAATATGGCCGTTGCAATTGAATATAATATAGATTATTAATGAAAGCGGTTTTTGATTTTATAGTCACACCTAAAGAACAAAAACAAGCATCTTTTATTTTAAATACGGAATTACAGAATCATTTGTTTGTAAACAGAATAGGCGTTGTATTGGCGACACCTATAAACAATGATACTGGTATAGAAGAAGGTGACGAGGTTGTAGTTCATCATAATGTTTTTAGAACATTTAGAGATATTAAAGGCAAAGAAAAAAAGAGTCGTAGCTTTTATAAAGACAACATGTATTTTGTTTCAGCAGATCAAATATATGCTTATAAAAGAATAGTTCAATGGAAAGCTTTAAAAGGTTTTAATTTTGTACAACCATTAAAAGAAGATAATATATTTTCAATTAATAAAGAAAAACCTTTAGTTGGTATATTAAAATTTAAAGACCCAAATTTGCAAGAGGCAAAAGAAGAAGATTTAGTTGGATTCAAACCTGAAAGCGAATATGAGTTTTTATTAGATAATATGAAACTATATAGAGTAGCTAGCAATTCAATTACAATTAAATATGAGTACGAAGGAAACGAAGAAGCGTATAATCCAAGCTGGGCACAAAGCAGTTGAGGAACTAATTAAAGTAGCAAAAGAAGCAATAGTTGAATCAGATGATGATTTAGCTGCTGATAGATTAAAGAATGCTGCTGCTACAAAAAAACTCGCTATATTCGATGCTTTTGAAATATTAAATCGTATTGAAGAAGAAGACAATATGCTTTCTGATAAACCAGTTGAAAAGAAAAAAGAAGCTTTTGGTGGGTTTGCTGAAAAAAGATCTAAGTAATGTATAAGCAAACTTTATATAAGGTTGTAACACCTATAAAGCAAAATACAATTACTAGATTAAATAAATCTAAGAAGTGGCAGTATGGGTATAATAAAGAACATGATGTTGTAATTATATCTAAAACAGGTATGATAGGCGAGATATATGAAATACAAAATCTTAAAATAGCTTTACCAAAACCACCTGCAAAAGTAAATAAAGGTGAAAACAAATGGACCATTACTGAATATCCAAAAGAATTAAGCAGAATTAAAAATGCTTTTGAATGGAGAGAATATCCAAATGAGTTTAAGAATAAGTGGGAACCATATATAGATGAACAATTTAAATTACGCGAAGAAGGTTTTTGGTTTTATAACAAAGACATTCTTACTTACATTACTGGCACTCATTATATGTACTTGCAGTGGTCCAAGATTGATGTTGGGGCACCAGACTTTCGAGAGGCAAATAGATTATTCTTTATTTTCTGGGAAGCTTGCAAAGCAGATAGAAGATCCTATGGGATGTGTTACCTTAAAAATAGAAGATCTGGGTTTTCATTTATGGCATCAGGAGAAACTGTTAATCTGGCAACCATATCAAGTGATGCTAGGTACGGGATTTTATCCAAGTCTGGATCTGATGCAAAAAAGATGTTCACTGATAAAGTGGTACCCATATCCGTTAATTACCCATTCTTTTTTAAACCCATTCAGGACGGAATGGATCGTCCCAAAACCGAGCTGGCATATCGTGTACCCGCCAGTAAATTTACCCGTAAAAAAATACTCACGGGTGAAAGGGCCGAGGAGCTCACAGGTTTGGACACCACAATCGACTGGAAGAATACAGGTGACAACTCCTACGATGGAGAGAAACTTGCCCTCCTTGTCCACGATGAGTCGGGGAAATGGGAACGGCCGGACAACATCCTCAACAACTGGCGTGTTACGAAAACAACGTTAAGGTTAGGTAGCAGAATTATAGGTAAATGTATGATGGGGTCTACAAGCAATGCTTTAGACAAAGGAGGTGATAACTTTAAAAAACTATATAATGATTCAGACGTCACAAAAAGAAACCGCAATGGACAGACTAAGTCAGGATTATATTCTTTGTTCATACCTATGGAATGGAATTACGAAGGATTCATTGATTCTTTTGGAATGCCTGTATTCGAGGACCCACCAGAAGATTGCGTTGATGTCTACGGAGACCCGATTGATGTCGGAGTTATTGAGCACTGGCATAATGAGGCGGACGGCCTAAAGAACGACCAGGATGCTTTAAATGAGTTTTATAGGCAGTTTCCAAGAACTGAAGAACATGCGTTTAGAGACGAAACTAAAAATAGTATATTTAACTTAGTTAAAATATATGAACAAATAGATTATAACGAAGATTTAAGAAATACAAGCGTTATAACAACTGGTAATTTTCAATGGGAATACGGCGTAAAAGATTCTAAAGTATTATTTTTACCAAACCCTAAAGGAAAATTTAATATATCATGGGTGCCTAACCCTAATATACAGAATAAACAAATAATTAAGAATGGTAGTAAATATCCTGGAAATGAACATATGGGTGCATTTGGTTGCGATAGTTATGATATATCCGGAACTACCGACGGTAAAGGATCGAAAGGATCATTACATGGACTTACTAAGTTCAGCATGGAGGATCATCCGCCAAACCAGTTTTTTTTAGAATACATTGCAAGACCTGCAACAGCGGAATTATTTTTTGAAGATGTATTAATGGCTTTAGTATTTTATGGAATGCCATTGCTTGCTGAAAATAATAAACCAAGATTATTGTATTATTTAAAAAGAAGAGGTTATAGAGGTTACTCTATGAACAGACCAGATAAAAAATGGAATAAATTGTCAGTAGCAGAAAAAGAAGTTGGTGGCATACCAAATTCAAGTGAAGACATAAAACAAGCTCATGCTGCTGCAATTGAAACTTACATACAATCTCACGTAGGTGTTAAAGATAGTGGTGAGTATGGTGCAATGTATTTTAACGCAACTTTAAATGATTGGGGTAGATTTGATATAACGAAGCGTACAAAGTTTGACGCAACAATTAGTTCAGGTTTAGCTATTATGGCATGCAATAGACATTTGTATGCACCTAATCCAAAAGTTGAAAAACCAAAATTAAACTTGCATATTGCTAAATATAAAAACAGCGGTGCAGTATCTCAAATAATAAAATAAACATATGGCTGAGTCAGTTATAAATAGTTTTTTTCCAAGTCAAGTAGCAAGTGATGCTGAAAAGATGTCTGAGGAGTATGGTTTAAGAGTCGGTAGAGCTATTCAAGACGAATGGTTTAAATCTGATTCTGGTACAACTAGATTCCGTAGCAATCAAAATACTTTTCATAGGTTGCGATTATACGCAAGAGGAGAACAAAGTATACAAAAGTATAAAGATGAATTATCAATAAATGGTGATTTATCATATTTAAATATAGATTGGAAACCAGTTCCTATTATACCTAAATTTGTAGATATAGTGGTTAATGGAATATCAGGAAGATCATTTGATATTAAAGCATATTCGCAAGACCCTTATGGTGTATATCAAAGATCACAATATTTAGAATCTATAATAAGAGATATACAAACAAAAGAAATAAACGAATTCGTGCAAGGCGAATTTGGTATAAACTTATTTGAAAACTCACCAGAAACTTTACCAGAAAGTAAAGAAGAGTTAGAATTACATATGCAGCTTACATATAAACAAGCTGTAGAATTAGCTGAAGAACAAGCTATAAATGTTTTATTAGAAGGTAATCATTATGACTTAACTAGAAAAAGAGTTTATTATGATTTAACTACAATAGGTATTGGTGCTGTTAAAAATAGATTTTCAAAATCAGAAGGCATAGTTATAGAGTATGTTGATCCTGCTAATTTAGTTTGGTCATATACTGAATCGCCATATTTTGATGATATATATTATGTTGGTGAAGTAAGAGATGTACATATTAATGAACTTAAAAAACAATTTCCTAATTTAACAAATGAAGATTTAAATTCAATTGCTAAAACAGGTTATCAAAACAATCAGTTTTACGATAGAACATTAACTAACTATAGTGAAAGTGATTCTAACACAGTGCAAGTTTTATACTTTAATTACAAAACTTACATGAATGAAGTTTATAAAGTTAAAGAAACTGCTACTGGTGCTACAAAAATATTAATGAGAGACGATACATTTGACCCACCTGTTGAAGTATTAGAACAGAAGTTTGGTAAAATGTCAAGATCTTTAGAGGTTTTATATGAAGGTGTATTAATATTAGGAACAGATTATTTACTTAGATGGGAGCTTGCAAAAAATATGATGCGGCCTAAAAGTGATGAAACAAAAGTTTTAATGCATTATAGTATGTGCGCACCTCGTATGTACAAAGGTAAAATTGAATCGCTAGTAAGTCGTATAACTGGATTTGCTGATATGGTGCAGCTTACACATTTAAAGCTACAGCAAGTTATGTCAAGAATGGTGCCTGATGGTGTTTATCTTGATGCTGATGGTTTAGCTGAAGTTGATTTAGGTAATGGAACTAATTATAATCCGCAAGAAGCATTAAATATGTTTTTCCAAACAGGTTCTGTAATTGGTAGATCGTTTACGCAAGACGGTGATATGAACCCAGGTAAAATACCTATTCAAGAAATACAAAGTGGAAGTGGTGGTCAAAAACTACAAAGTTTAATTAGCACA